TATGTTTTGATTGTTATATAGTGTTTCTGATTTTAAAAAAGAAAAATAAAAAGACTTCTACCAGCCATACATTATTCTTCCTTTTATCTTCTGTACATTTCTTGCACATTCTACATTACCTAATGTATTTTTTCTGATAGCCCTCATATTCTTTACTACATCACTTACGTATCTTGTGGATTTATACTTCCTGTTTGTAGACCTACGCCTTGTTGGGTATTCATGTACTTTTTCTTCAAAGTCATATCCTTCATCTAGGTAGTTTATGCAGCCTTCATTTATACAATCTTCAATTGCTTTTTCTACAGGTTTTACATAGAATATCCTTTTTGCTGTATTAATTATTTCTTTTGATAATTTGTATTCATTTTCCATTTCATCCTCCATTGTACTAATATTATACCACAGATTGATTCAGAAGTCAAGTGTTTTGTTAAAGATTTTAGAAAAAAAATTCGATAATTAGATAAGTAATTCTAAGGGGGTAGTTTTGCCTAAGAAATATGTACATAGTAAGAAAAGGCCAAGAAGGACAGATAAGGGTACAGAAAAAACAAAGGTAAATAAAATTGAAAAGACCATCGTTAAGGATGTAGAGAAGCAGGTAGAGAAGCTAGCTAGAGCTGAGATATTAGCTAAGGCTAGGGAATCAAAATTAGCTAACCTAGAAGAGAAATACCGTATCAAAGGTATGATACAGGAAGCTGATTTAATTAATGCTATTAAAGAGGTTGATGGTTATATATCATTAGTAGCGGAGAAGATAGGGGTCCCATCATCAGAAGTTAAAGAGTTTGTTAATAAGTCAAAAAAATTACAAGTGCTTATTAATGAAATTAAAGAAGCACAGATTGAAAAAGTAGAGAAGACCTTATATGATTCAATATTGGAGAAGAAAAATCCCCTATTGCTAATGTTTTATTTAAAATGCCAAGGCCAGAATAGAGGCTGGATTGACAGACCTACTAAAGCTGGTGGTTCTGAAGATAAACCTATTTATATTAAGATTATGCCTGTTACTAATAATTTACCTCCTGGTGAGAAAAGTAAAGGTGGTAGACCTAGAAAGAATTATGCTGAGATTAAGATTATGCCTTCTGAAAATATATTACCGCCAGTTGATGATAATGGTAATATTATAGATGTGGAGTATTCTGATTAATGGCTAAAAGCAATGCAAAATTATTTGATGATATATATAATGCCCCCAAAAAAGTAAATTTACAAGCTACCAGGGTGTTCTTTGAAAACTTTGAAAGTGATAAAGAAATTAATATAAATATTGGTGGTGGTGGTAGTTCTAAGTCTTATTCTTTAATCCAGCTTTTAACTTATAAACTACTTACTGAAAAGAATAAAAAAATATTAGTAATGAGAAAGACAATGCCTTCACTAAGAACATCAGTATTAATGCCATTTTATGATGTCTTGGAATCTTTTGGTGTAAGGAATAGGATTAAAGAAGATAAAGTTGGAATGAATTTCTTTTTTAGGGATAATCTAATCCATTTTAATGGATTAGATAATGCTGAGAAAATAAAATCTTCTTCATGGAATTATATGTGGTTTGAAGAAGCTACTGATATAACAAAAGAAGATTTTAATACAGTTAGGTTGTATTTAAGGGCGAAATCAAAGGATGGCAAACCGAACCAAATATTTATATCATTTAATCCTATTGATGAATTCCATTGGATTAAGGATTACTTAATAGATAATAAAGACTTTAATCGTGATGTTAATGTTATACATTCTACATATCAGGATAATCCATTTTTGGATGATAGAAGCAAGAAAAGGTATGAAGATTTAATTAATCAGGATATTAACTTTTATAGGATATATGCATTAGGTGAGTGGGGTAAATTAGAAAATCTTATTTATAGAAACTGGGAAATTACTGATAAACCTGTACCTAAAGGATTAGTCTTATATGGGGTGGACTTTGGATTTAATGACCCTAATGTTATTGTTAAATGTACTGTTAAAGAACGGGATGTTTGGTTAGAAGAATATTTATATAAATCTGGAATGACGAATAGCCAGTTAATTGAATATATGAAAGAAAATATACCTAAAGAGGATTGGAATAAACCTTTTTATTGTGATTCTGATGAACCTATGAGGATTAAGGAAATAAGACTTGCTGGATTTAATGTTAAAGGCGCAAAGAAACAAATAAAAGATGGTATAGATTTAGTAAAGAGGATGAAACTACATGTTCGTGAAGGTAGTTCTAATATTATAAAAGAACTCAGGGCATATAGCTGGAAAATGGATAATAAGAGGGGTATCATTTTAGATGAACCAATCGGGTTCTTAGACCATTCAATGGATGCTATTAGATACCCCCTTTATTCACATTTACGTGGTGAAGGTATATATAAGGTTCGATGGTTCTGAAAGATATTTAAGGAGGTTTTAAAATGCCAAATACAGTAACAGTAATAAGTAAAAGTGAATTAATAAATCAGAGATTGCTTTAGAAATGTCTTTAGATGATTTTAAAGAAGCATTAAAAAAAGAAATAGGTTCTGTAGCTACAGTTTTTACGAAAGCTGGAATAGACCAGAAGATAAAGCATTTAAAACTATTGTTGAAGGCATTAAAGAAGAAAGTGCTAAAGTTATTAATTAGGAGGTAGGTGTGCCAGATTATCAAGGGGATGAACGCAGACAGCAAGACTATAACACATTTATATCAGACATTGCCACAATCAAAACGCAGGTAGGGCAGGTTTTAGATGATATTGTGGAATTGAAACAGAATTTTATAACAACCAAAGAATTTATGCCTGTAAAGATAATCGCATATGGTTTTGTTGGTATTGTAATGACTTCTGTAGTGGTCTCCCTTATAGCTTTGATTTTGAAAAAGGGGGTTTAACATGGAAGATAAAAGTACCATACACCAAAAATGCACTGACTTAGAAAAGAGACTTAATACAAGATTTAAAGCCTATAATTTACTGGCATATGTGTTTGTTTTTATTATGTTTGCTATTGTAGCTACTGGTTTTGGCTTGGCACTTTACCCTTTTAAAACATTAGATGTTAAACAACCTATACAAATACTTAATACTAACAAAGAAGTGTGTGCTGGACAGTATTTAGAATATAAATTTGAATATAAAAAATTTACAAATAAACCAGCATTAGTATCAAAGCAATTAGTGAATGACTACATCATTACATTTGATGACTACACTTCAAATGTGCCAATAGGTGAAGGCATTGTACTGAATCGTACTGGAGTAAAGATACCAGAAAATGCACCTACAGGTAGATATAAATTGAGGATAGCTTTTACTTATCATATCAACCCATTTTCAACACAAGTTGTTAGGGTAGAGAGTGAATACTTTACAGTTAAAAATATGCTAGTAAATAAGGATAACAAAAATAATATAAAGCAGTTAATAAAAATTGTAGAAGAAAACAAACAAATGTTAAAAATAGTCAAAGAGAGGCAAGATGCGAGAATTGAACGAGAGAGGGGACAGGGACTTATCAAATGACATTTGTAAATTATGTAATAAATCATGTTATGGTACAGCAGTATATAAAATTGGGAATAGTATATACATACAATGTATAGTAACAGGTACTATGTGGCGTAAGGAGGATGCAAATGCTTACAATAATTAGTGCAATAATAGGTTTTGTAGGTGGTTTTATTCCAGAGCTATTGAAGTTGTGGAATAAGAAAGAAGATAACAAACACGAACTGGCTGTTTTAGATAAACAAATAGAAGCTAATAGGCTATTACATGAACAGAAACTAGAAGAAATAAATACACAAGCTGATATTAAAGAATCTATAGCTTTGTATGAAGCTAGTAAGATAGAACAGACAGGGGTTAAGTGGGCGGATGTTTTTCTAGCCGTATATAATGGTACTGTTAGACCTACTATTACATATGGATTTGTTGGGTTATATATGTGGGTTAAGTTTACAATGATTTATACTTATATGTGGATACAGAAATTACCTGCTATACAAACAGCACAAGCTGTATGGACAGAATTTGATAATAGTGCTTTGATGCTAGTTCTTGGGTATTATTTTGGACAGCGTATGGCTCAGAAAGTTTTTAATGTAAAATAATGAATGTATCAGATAGGGGTATAAATCTTATACAACACTTTGAAGGGTTTTATTCTAAACCATACTATTGCCCTGCTGGTGTATTGACTATAGGATTTGGTACTGTTATTAAAGACCCTAAACCATATTTACAAGGTATTACAAAAGAACAAGCAACTAACATGATGATGAATGAGATAATTAAAAATGAGAGAAGTATTAATAGATTAGTCAAAGTTTTTATAAATCAGAATCAATTTGATGCACTTATATCCTTTGTGTATAATTTAGGTGCTGGTAACTTACAAGCTTCAACACTTTTAAGAAAGTTAAATAACTTGGATTTTTTAGGTGCTGCTGATGAATTTCCTAAATGGCGTAAAGCTGGTGGTAGAGTTTTACAAGGATTAGTTAGGCGTAGATTAGCAGAAAGAAGTTTATTTTTAGGTAGTATCACATCACAATAATAAAAGACTACATATATCTTTTATTAGTGAAGGAGAAGAAATGACAAAACAAAAAAGTTTTACAGAAAGAATTATGGAAAGGTTTGGATACCATAAAAAAGGTATTGGTCCTATGGCTGATGATAGTAGAATTTATCGTAGCCTTAGAAGCTATCTAGAATCTGTTGATACTATGGAAGTTACAAACCCATATGAAAAATCAGTATGGGTATTTGCATCTATTAATGCAATAGCCCAGAACATATCTAGAGTGCCTTTTTATCTATATACTGAAAAAAGTAAAGATTTAAAAACAATTATAAATACTGGGCCACTTTATGAATTATTTATGAATCCCAACCCTTATATGATTTCTAGCACTTTGATGTTTGCTACTATTCTATTTCTTGAATTATATGGTGAAGCTTTTTGGGTTTTTGAAGGAAGAAAAAATATAACTGAAATTCCCAAAGAAATTTGGGTTGTTGACCCAACTAGATTTGCACCAATAATTGAAGATAATAAATTTAATGGGTATTGGAAATACACTAATGGGAGTCTTGAGTTAGAATTTGCCCCACATCAAATTTTGCAATTTAAATACTTTAATCCTTATAATGATATTAGAGGACTTTCACCTATAGAAGCTTCTATGGTAGGTGTTGAACAGGATTATTTTGCTAGTAAATATAATAAACAGTTTTTTAAAGATGGTATTTCATTATCTGGAATAATCAAAGCTCCAGATTTTCTTACTGATGAGCAATATAATAGAATGAAGAATCAGTTTGAACAACGACATGCAGGGTATGGGAATTCCCATAAAGTTGGTGTTATTGAAGGCGGTGCTGATTTTATAGAAACTAAATCTATGTCCCAAAGAGACATGGAATTTAATATTTTAAAAAACACTATACGTGGTGAAATACTTGCTGCATTTAAAACCAATGAAGTTGTATTAGGTAATTATACAAATATCCAGTCTTATGAGGGTATTAAGAATGCACATGAAGCTTTTTGGAAGGAAACACTTTTACCTAAAATAATCTATATAGAAGATTTCCTATGGGCTAAATTCTTTTCTAAGATAAATGGTGGTAAGATTTGGGGTGGATTTGATATATCAGTCATTGAAGCTTTAAGAGAAGATTTTGGTAAAAAAGTAGAATTAGCTAAGATATTAAATGAGATGGGATACCCCATAAACATGATAAATAAAAGATTAGATTTAGGGTTTGAAGATGTTGAGTGGGGTAATACTTGGTGGGTTAAAGTTGGAATAGTACCAGTGGAAGAAGCTTCAGAAGCTAATAAACCTGAAGATGAACCTAATTTAGACCCAGAAGATGAACCTATAGTAGAACCTGAAGATGAACCAGAAGGTAATCCTAATGAACCAGAAGGAGAAAAACCAGATGATGACCCCAATGAAGGAAAAGATATAAGTCTATCTAATAGGGATGATGCAGCTTGGGCTAGGTTTATAGCTAGACATATACCACTAGAAAAAATGTTTAAAAGTAAATTAAAAAGATATTTGTATGAACAAAGAAAGCAAGTAATAACCAACTTATATTCTGGTAAAGATATTTTCAATGTAGAGGAAGAAATTGAATCTTTAAAGAATTTATTTCTCCCTTTGTATAATATTGCAAAAGAAGAAAATGTATCTTTGTTAGAAGAAGAAACTTCATTATCTTTAGTAGATAGTGGAAACTTAGGAGATTCTGTAATCAAAGATAGGCTTAGATTTAGTTCTTCTACTATTGTGTCCACAATAGATAAGGGATTACGTAATTTATTATTAGAAGATGTTTCTATAGATTTTAAAGTAGATTTGGTAAGAAAGTTTTATAATAAAACAGATAATAGGATTCCTACTATTGCTAGAACAGAAGCATCAGCTATTATGAACAGTTTAAGGTATAACTTGATGAAAAGTAATGGTATTACACACCATAAGTGGGTATCTAAAGGGGAGAAAGGTAGACATAAACTATTTAATGGAAAGATTATTAGACTAGGTGATTCTTTTAGTAATTCCTTTATGTTACGTTATCCACTAGACCATAAAGCACCAATTAACGAAGTAATTAATTGCTTATGTATGACAGTTCCTGTAATTATTAAGAAAAGTTGTTAAAGATTTTTATAGTTTTATTCGATAATTAAATAAGACTTAGGAGGCTGATATGGATAAAGTAGTAAAAACTTTTGTCAGTGAAATTAGAAGTGTTAATGAAAAAGATTTTACACTTGAAGCTGTAATTTCTGATGAAACAGTTGATAGGTATGGGGAAGTTATAAAAGTAGATGCATGGAAAAAAAGGTTGAATAGATATAAAAGCAATCCTGTATTACTTACTTCACATAAGTATGATAAACTCACTAATCAAATAGGTGAAGCCCATAAAGTCGGGATACAGGATGGTAAACTTATTGCTAAATTTAAATACTATGCTAATGAAGGAAATCCAGAAGCAGATTGGGGTTGGAAGTTGGCATCTAAATTTGGTAGGGCTGCATATTCAGTTGGCTTTTTACCATACACTTATGAAGATAAAGAATATAATGAAGATGTGAAGATGGGTAAAAAACCTTCAAGAGAGTATACAGATGTAGAACTTTTAGAAGTTTCCCAAGTCTTGATTCCTGCTAATCCATCAGCTATGATGAAAAGTTTTGAAGAAGAAGATGATGTAGAGTTGAAAGGTTATCTTGATTTTGTTAGAAAAGGTTTTGAAGAAGATGCTAGAACAAATTATGAAGAAATAGTAAAAGAAGATTTGAATGCTAAGGATGCCGAAGATATTATAGAAACTAAACCCGATACTGAAAATTATGTACATATAGGTGTATCTGGTGAAGAAGGTAAGCATTCTGGTCACGCAATAAAAACTATTACAATTTCTTCATCTGAAGGTATAAAAGCACATTATTGTACTGAAACAGATTGTAAGAAAATAACTGGGTACATGTTTGATAAAGAAAAAGGCTGGACACATGAGAAAGCTCAGGAATGGGTAGATGAGCATAGTAAAGCGTATGAATGGTTTAATCAATGTCAGTATTTAGATATAGGTGATAAAACTGTTAATGATGAAGTTACTACTGATTGTGTTTTGGGTATTTATTTATGGGGTTTTGATACGCCTGAGAGTATAAAAACTTTATACGATTTTAAAGATGATATAAATGATGTTATTTTAAATAAGAAAAAGAAACCTTGTGGCCCTAAAGGTAAAGATATAACAGAGGAGGATATGGGAGAAGTATTAAATGCTATTAATGAATTAAAAGAAACTGTGGAAAAGAAATTTGAAGTTTTGGACTCTTTTATAAAAGATTATAATGATTTTTTTGTAAAAGAAGAACCATTTGATGAAGATATTATAGAATCAGTAGAAAAAGAAATTGAAGATGAAAATTATATTAAACAGCTATTGGAAGAAACGAATGATATTTTAACTAAGACTATTTCAGTTCAGTCTGTATAGACAATGAACAAGGAATATAAAAGCAACCACAAAATTTAAATTAGGAGGAAATTTATATGGAAGAGATTAAAAAATTGTTAGAGACACAGAAGGATATGTTGGGAACTATATCTGGTTCTGTAATGTCTTTAAGTGATGCACAGAAAAATTTGGATACTAGGCTTAGAGACCTTGAAGAAAGAACAGCACCACGTAGGGTAATCCCCAGAATGCCTGG